CAAAGTCACACGCATTAGAAGATAAATATAACGCAGAAGAAGACGCAAAAAAAATTGCACAACACGAAGCTGAACAAGCACCTACCAAAACAAATTTAGAAAAACTACCAAACCCTACAGGATGGCGTTTGTTAGTTATGCCTTTTAAAGTTAAAGAAGAAACAAAAGGTGGAATTATTATTGCACAAGAAACATTAGACAGAGCGCGAGCAGCGGTCCAAGTTGGATACGTATTGAAGATGGGTCCGCTTTGTTATGAGGATAAAGATAAATATCCAACAGGACCTTGGTGTAAAGAAAAAGATTGGGTGATGTTTGCACGTTATGCAGGATCACGTATTGATATTGATGGTGGAGAGATAAAAATGTTAAACGATGATGAGATATTAGGAACAATTGATGATCCAAAAGATATCTTGCACGCAATGTAAATCATAGGAGGATATACTATGCAAGAAGACAAAATAGAAATACCAGGTGAAGAAGATGCACAAGAAACAGAGATTGATCTTGATGCACCAGCACCAGAACAATCATTAGAAGAGGAAAAAATAGATGTCGAAGAAGTTAGCGAAGACAGTGCTAAGTCCGATGACGCACCTGCGGAATCTGATGAGCAGTCTAATGTTCAAGCAGACAAAGAGGAGCTTGGCGAATATTCTGAAGGCGTTAAAAAAAGAATAGCTAAACTTACGCGTAAGATGCGTGAAGCTGAAAGGCAAAAAGAAGAAGCTATTAATTATGCAAAACAAGTTAATGACCAAGCACAGAAAATGCGAAGTCAATATGATAATCTTGGCGACAACTATACTAAAGAGTTAGAAGCAAAAGTTGCAACTGGAATGGATGCGGCTAAACTTGCATATAGACAAGCTGTTGAAGCACAAGATATTGATGGTCAAGTTGAAGCACAAAAAGCTTTAGCACAAATGGCTATTGAAGAGCAAAGATTAGCAAATATTAAAGCTGGTCAAGAACAACGTTTAGCTCAAGCACCAAAAGTACAAGAACAAGAAGTAGCACAACCACAACAATATCAACAACCTCAAGCTCAATTAGACCCAAGAGCTGAAGATTGGGCTACTAAAAATTCTTGGTTTGGTACCGATAATGCTATGACTTACACAGCTTTTGATATACACAAGAATTTAGTTGAGGATGAAGGTTATGATCCTCAGTCTGACGAATACTATGCTGAAGTAGATAAAAGAATTAGGGTTGCATTTCCTCACAAATTTGATAAAGTCGAGGAATCTACACCTGCTCCTACGCAAAGTGTAGCAAGTGCCAAACGTCCGGCATCAAATAAAGGACGCAGAAAAACTGTGAAACTCACACCTTCACAGGTAGCAATTTCTAAAAGATTAGGTGTGCCACTCGAAGAGTATGCGAAACAATTAGCCGCGAAGGAGGTATAAGCATATGACAAATAAAACTACAGATAAAAAAACTGTTAAAACTTCCCGCGTGAGCGAAACTAGGGTCAAAAATGAAAGACCTAAAGTTTGGGCTCCTCCATCAACACTCGACGCACCGCCTGCGCCAGACGGTTACGTACACAGATGGATACGTGCAGAAGTCATGGGGTATCAAGATACCGGAAACATGGCAGCACAAATCAAATCTGGATGGGAGTTAGTAAGAGCTGACGAATATCCTAATTCTGATTATCCTGAAGTTACAGAAGGCAAATACGCAGGCAACATCGGAGTTGGTGGCCTTGTGCTGGCAAGGATGCCTAAAGAACTCGCAGAGTCTAGAGATGAGTATTTCAGACAAATGAATACTGATCGAAATGAGGCTCTAAATAACGATGTCCTAAAGGAACAGCACCCAAGTATGCCGATCAATCAAGATCGACAGACTCGTGTAACTTTCGGTGGCTCGAAAAAGAACTAATCTTTTTTCAAACCATTGATTTAAACTTAACCCTTTAAGGAGGAAACAAAAAATGGCAAATATAGATGCTCGTTTTGGTTTTAGACCTAGTGGTAAAGTTGGAGGAAATCCGGACAATGGTGCTCTTTCGCAATATACAATTTTAGATGGCGAAAGTTCAACAATGTTTCAAGGAGACATGGTAAAATTTGCAAGTGGTGGTATCGTAGATGCTGCTGTTGCAGATGCCGGTCTTATGGTTTTTAACGGAATTCAATACGACGATCCAACTACGGGAAAACCAACATTTAAAAACCAATATGACGGAGTTGATCTTGACAAAGATATAGATTGCTTCGTTTATGACGATCCGTACCAAGTGTACGAAGCTCAAGGCGACACAGCGGCAACACAAGCTATGGTAGGCACGTATATGGACCATATCGAAACTCATTCAGGAAATACTACAACTGGTCTTTCTGGAGATGAAATCGATACGTCTGATACAGCAACTACTTTATCTGGTGTTAAATTCCTAGGTCTCGCTAAAACCCCAGGTAACTCACTCGGCGTTCACAACGTACTACGTTGTTTTATTGCTGAAGCGTGCCACATTAATTAATAGCAGGAGGACATAAAAAATGGCTATATCAAGACAACAACTAGCTAAAGAGCTAGAGCCAGGTCTGAATGCATTATTCGGGCTTGAGTACAAAAACTACGAAAATCAACACGGAGAGATTTTCGACACTGAAACTAGTGACAGAGCTTTTGAAGAAGAAGTAATGTTATCTGGTTTTGGGGAAGCACAAGTAAAATCTGAAGGTTCTGCTGTGTCTTTTGACGACGCAAACGAAAGCTTTACTGCACGTTATACTCACGAGACAATTGCTCTCGCTTTCTCTATCACTGAGGAAGCTGTTGAGGATAACTTGTATGACAGCATCGCTAAGCGTTACACAAAAGCACTAGCAAGATCTATGGCTCAGACTAAGCAAATTAAAGCGGCGAACATTTTGAACAACGCTTTTGCTACGACTACTTATGGTGACGGACAGTTCTTGATCGATAACGATCACCCTACTGTTGCTGCAGGTAATCAGTCTAACTTACTAGCGGCTTCTGACCTTAACGAAACATCACTAGAAGCATCACTAATTGCTATTGGTAAGTTTAAAGATGAGAGAGGCTTTAAAATTGCAGCTCGTGGTATGAAACTAATTATACCATCTGATCTACAATTTGTAGCTGAACGTCTTACTAAAACAGCTAATAGAGTTGGTACTGCGGATAATGATATTAATGCAGTTCAGTCAATGGGAATGATGCCACAAGGTTTTGTGGTTAACAATTTCTTAACTGACACAAACGCATTCTTTATCAAGACTGATGTTCCTAATGGATTAAAACACTTCCAAAGAGCGGCTTTAAAAACTGCCATGGAAGGCGATTTTGATACAGGTAACATGAGATACAAAGCTAGAGAAAGATACAGCTTCGGCGCATCTGACTGGCGTGGTATTTTTGGTTCACCAGGATCAAGTTAAGAGTTAGTCTAATAACTTTTATAATTAGGGGCGCTTCGGCGCCCCTTTTTATTTGCATAATACCTTTTTAAAGCGTATACTCGACGCACTGCACAATTAAATTTAGTTAGTATAGACCCGTGCAGTGGACTTTCTCAGGACTATATTAACGGAAACGGAGACAACATTATGGGAAATACAACATATAGCGGTCCGGTCAGATCAGAAGGTGGCTTTAAACAAATATCTAAAGACTCATCAACTGGTGCGATTACAGACCAATTAACAGTTGATTCAAGTGGTAACCTAGCACAAACTGCTGGTGTAAATAACTTGATAACAGATGTAGAGAATGTAACTGCAGCTACTAAAACTTTAACAGCAGCAGATACTGGAACTACATACTTACTTAATAGAGCTGGAGGTATTGTAATAACTTTACCAACTGCAGCTGCTGGTTTAAAATATAAATTTATCATTGGTACAACTTTTACAGGTACTTTTGGAATTGACGCTGCAGCAGCAGTGGATATTTTTACAGCTGCATCTACAATTATCATATCTGATAAAGATGCGCCTGGAACAGTTAGCTTAAAGCAGTTTCACGCTGATGGATCTGATGATGACAAAATGACTATGGATGCTGATACAAAAGGAAGATTTGTAGGCGGCGTTATTGATTGTTTAGGCATCGCAACAGGTGGACAAGGCAGTGCAACAGCAGTATGGCAAATGAATGGCGTTTGTTTCGGAGACGGAACTTTAGCAACACCATTTGCATAATAATTAACTCTGAGTAGGGGCGTAATGGCCCCTACTCTTTAGTAGGAGGAAAAATGGCAGACGTAGTATTAAATCAAACATTATTTAGTGGTGATAGAAAATTAGTAACTCATTACAACAATGTCTCAGATAGCACAGGTGGCACAACAACAATTGTAGATGTTGATGCATCAGCTAATGACAGATCAGACGGAACAACTTTAAGCAAAGTTGTTTTAAACAAAGTATGGTACAGTGTTTCAATGACTGCAAAAGTAGATTCAGTTAGATTAGTTTGGGATGCGGATACAGATGCAACTTTCTTAACTTTAGAAGGTGACGGGTATTTAGATTACAGTTCTATAGGTGGTCTTAAAAACAATAACGCAACTGGTGTAACCGGAGACGTTAAGTTTGTATTCCCAGCGTGTACATCTGGAGATTCGGCAACTATTACTTGCGAATGGCTTAAAGTTTATTAATAGGAGTAGCATATGCCTAACACTACTTCAGGAACAGCAACGTTCGATAAAACTTTTTCTATTGATGAAGTTATAGAAGAAGCATATCAACGTGTTGGTATTGATCAACTAACAGGATATCAAATTAAATCAGCTAGACGTTCTATAAATATAATGTTTCAAGAATGGGCCAACAGAGGGTTACATTATTGGGAACTAAAAGAAACAAATATTGATTTAATAGAAAATCAAGCTGAATACCATTTCTTTAGAAGTGCGGCGGATGATACTGCAGATACAAATCGTGCACAAGCAACAACAAATCAAGTTGATTCTACTATTTATGGTATTGACGATGTTTTAGAAGCAACACATAGAACTAACAGAACTGCTAGTAATCAAGCAGACACGGCCATGACTAAAATAGATAGATCAACTTATTCTGCTTTATCGAACAAACTAACATCAGGTACACCAACACAATACTACGTACAAAGATTTATAGATCGAGTTACTATAACTGTTTATCCAGTGCCTAATTCATCATCAGCTAGTGCTGACATGCATATTTATTATGTAAAACGAATTGAAGATGTGGGTGACTATACTAATGCCGGTGACGTACCTTATCGTTTTGTGCCTTGTATGGTATCTGGTTTATCTTACTATTTATCACAAAAATATAATCCACAGTTAGTACAGCAAAATAAAATGTTGTATGAAGACGAGCTTAATAGAGCGCTTACAGAAGACGGTTCTTCAACTAGCACTTATTTAACACCAAAGGTATATTATAGTAATGTCTAGTTTTTCTACAGGTAAAAGAGCAAAAGCTATTTCTGATAGAAGTGGCATGGCTTTTCCTTATCAAGAAATGGTAAAAGAATGGAATGGTTCTTTTGTGCATAAATCTGAGTTTGAATCTAAACACCCACAAATAGAAAGAAAAGATCATAAAATAGATGCACAAGCACTTAGAGATGCTAGGCCTGATAGAACAGAAAGTGCTGTACCAAATTTATTAAAAATTAATTCTTTTAAAACAGGAACTGCTGGCACAAGTGCAATAACTGTAATTGAAGAAAATCACGGCAGATCAAGTAGTGACACTGTTCGTTTTTATGATGCACTTAGTTTTGATGGAATTAAGGCAACTAATATAAATAGAGCTGCTGGCTATACAATAACAAAAGTTGATGCAGATACATACACATTTACAGTGGCGACAGACACTG